CTACAAAGGAATCAATGTACTTGTCTATACCACAGAGATCACTGAAGAGGATGCACTCTTTATCACACTTGCATTTCCAGATGCAAAGGTAGCCAAATGTGTACTACAGGCTAGTTGAACATAATCCCGAAGGTTGGGACGATACCAACATTGCGCTTAGTATCGGTGCAGTTCATTATGGTTCTATTGTGCTTAATGACATAGGAATGCTTAGAAAATTTGTTATAGATATTGAGGATGATGATTTAATCTTCCTCAAACTAAGGTTCAGCCACCATGTAAGTTTTGAGGTTATGGATAAAAATGATATCGTTCTATTACGGCAGCTAGGCTACATTAAATAGGTAAATAACTTTATGAAACTACGCACACTTCTTTTATTATTAACGGTGTGCATTGTTGCAGGGGCTGCAGAGGAAGCAAAAATTGCGAGGCCACCGACCGACTGGCGACCCATAATCGGTTTTGTACATCCTTCTTCAAAAGCCTATGTGGATGCAAATAGTCTAGGAAGAACCATTACAGAGAAAGGTGAGTATGTTAGTGGTGCTCTACTATTGGTATCAAATGAAGCGACAACTTTACAGATTGAAGGTAAACCTACTGTTGTTAGAAGTGTGGTAAAACATATGGTGGTAGATTGTACGAGTAGGCTAATGGTACCTGTTATGGACTTCTACTTCAATGTCGAGAAACCAAATAGAATGAACTTACCTATAGCAGGACTCGAGTATCCAACCGATGCTAAGAATGCAGAGCTGCTTGGCAAATCCTCTCTTATCTATCGGGCCTTCTGTCCAGTCTACATCTGAAAATCCTACACAGTTTTCCATCTCAGATTTCCAAATCAGATTTGGATTTTCAAATAGCATTCCTAGATAGGAATCTTGCACCAAAATCTTGCACAATTTTCCCGCCTATAGATCTATGAAGGCATAGACTTTTATACATAATTGCTATATAATAAATTATGGAAGAACAAAAATTTGAAGAACTGGCCAAGAGCCACCCCGATCTATTTCAGAAGACTGGAGACATTGAATTCAGTATCGATGACGGTTGGTATGATATCATTGATGTACTCTGTGGTATGTTATCGTATCGACTTGAAAATGCTAAGTCACGTCTAAAGTATGCGATGGAAACACCTGATGCTAAATTTATTAAATCGATAGCAGAGCTTGAAAAAGATGTAGCTGATGCGCTGGAAGAACTCCCAACTATTGCACAGGTGAAAGAGAAGTTCGGCACCTTGCGCTTCTATGTGCATGGCGGCACCGCCGAGATGCATAATTATATCGATTTTGCTGAAGCAATGACATCGCGTACATGCGAAAGATGTGGCAATCCGGGCAAATCACGCAGCGGTGGATGGGTTAAAGTCTTGTGCAATGAGCATCATCGAGAACTGTATCCGGAAGATTATCCAGAGGATACATCCGGTGTACTTCATAGACCAAAATTAGTAGAAGAATGATTGATTGGAACAACCCGCCTAAGTGGGCAATAATCCTTGGATGGATAGTATTGTTACCATTACTACCATTTCTCTGGATTTTCCTAGTTATCTACATGAATTTAATCATGCCGTACTACAAACAAAAGACCGGTAAAGATGCATGGAATCCAAAGTAACCATCCATTCAATCTAACGAAATTCATTAAGAGTTTCAATTCACCTTTAGTGGAGTTCTAAACATTCCATCCATCCAATCTAACGAAACTCTTAATGAATTTCGGTGGGTTTCTAAGGATTCCGTTACAATTCGTTACAATTCTTACAGGATGGAAAGTAAGTACCAACTTACCTTTTCGAAGAGAATGCCAACCACCCATCTACGACATCTGTGGCTGCAGGCCAACACTTGGTCTTGGTGGGTGTCGGCTTCCACTCTATGTCTGCCGTTGTTGCGATCAGGCAACACGAGCAAACGGTCTTGGCGATGCTCTGTTTCACCAGATTCAAAAGGTGGACATACTATATAGTCGGCAAGATACCAGTTGACATACACATAGTCATCACTTATAATTACCACATAGGAGCCAATATGACACAACCCAACGACGACTACGACGAAGACTTCGACGAAGATATGGGATACGATCGAAGCGATCCCAAGCACCCGACGTATTCGGAACGTATGGCAGACATGGCTGATTACTTGCGTGAACGGGCAAGGGATGAAGCAATGGAAGCAGCCTTCAAGGAAGAATCATGAGAAAAGAAATCTTCTCAACTGAGGAAACCGAATCGTTTGTGAATCAACTTTTCGATGAAAAGAAGTATGTCATCAATGTGCAGCCACTCCCCGATAACAATGGTTATCTTGTGCAGTGGCAGGAACACAAGACTTATAAGGCCTATGACGGAAAGGAATTTCCCGATGAAGCATGGCTCACTGAAGATAATCGGATGCTCCTGATTCAGGATATTGAGCCCGAACATTGTCGGAACATCTTGCGTATGATGCTTCGTCAGGAACGCGAGGCGAAGATTGCCATGGAACGGCTTTCCAATCACCTTGTTGAGATAGTTCAGCAGGGTGGGTTGATGGAATCCGATCCAGAAGAAGTCCAACCTACCTTCCACTAATATGACTACATTGAATCCGGGCAAGATATACGAAAAGTATCAGGCCGGCGATAAACTCACCAATGCGGAAGTAATATATGGTGCAGCATTCTACAAGGACCTTTCTGATAGATTGGTCTATTGTGGACCTACCTTCCATCTTGCGTTTACGGAAGCAAACAGGGTGTATATGGGTCTCGATGGTTATTTAGAAGCAAGGATGAAGAAATAATGGTTACATTACCTAAAGAATTTGTCGCAACGAAGTATCCTGGATACTTCTGGAACATTCAAAATGAACAACTGTATTCTGTAAAGGTTACAGGAACGCTCAAGCCACTGGCTAAACAATTGCCAAACCAGTTCAATCACTTTGTGGCCGGCTACAAGGTATCTGTTCGCGGAAATAAACGAACACTAGCATTGGATTATTTGAGAACTCTCAAACCGAAGACAACTGTGTATCCTATCTTTCCTGAAGGGATGGATGCAAAATGAAGATGATTGTAAAGACTGTCACCTCCATTCAAATTCGTAATGAACACGCTGACGGGACCGGATGGAACAAACGCTATCTGTTACCCTCTGCCGCAGCCAGAGATTGGGCTTCATCGAAAAGAGTAGAGTGGGAACAGAAACATCTGCCACATTACAGCCAACGACATCCAGACCACTGGAAGATTGTACGTGAGATTGAAGAAAAGTTCTTTCGTCGTTCTCTTCCTATCTTTAAGGCGATGGTCGCTGGAAATAAGAAATAGTTGACAGATGTTTGATATACATAGTATAATCAAGCACTAAACAAACCAATCTTCAGCTAGGTTGCTGATGAAAGATTGTAAATAAAGAACCTACATTTAACAAAAGGAAAATATGAAGAAACTTATCGCACTCGTTATCGCAGCTTTCGCACTCTCCGCCATGGCTGCTACTCCGGTCGTGGCCCCTGCTGCACCGGCCGCTCCTGCTGCCGCATCGGCACCTGCCGCTAAGGCTGCACCTGCCAAGAAGGTTAAGAAGGCCAAGAAGGCCAAGCGTCCTGCCAAGAAGGTTGCTAAGGCACCTGCCAAAGCCGCTTCCGCTGCTAAGTAAGCACGATGACACAGATGGAAGGGGCCACTTGACGGCCCCTTCGTCTTTTGTTATAATACATACATAAAGGAGCTAATTATGAACACGCTGAATGAAATTGCTGTGATTATGTTGCAAAACGTCAATGTGAGTTTTCTCTGCACCACTGTCATTCCTGTACTGACGGGCTTCTTTAATTGATTATTCTGCCTGTCGTTCAACGGATTAGGACCGCATCCTTCTAAGGTGCTCATGGGGGTTCGATTCCCTCCAGGCGGACCATTTTACACACAAAGGAAATATCGTGATTTTGCAAGTACCAAAAACAGTCAAATTCGATCCTGCCAACAAGGCACATCGCGCATCTGTTCGTGCATTCATGCAGCGGAGAGCCTGGGGCGATGCTCCTATCCGCTTCAGTCACGATCCGGTCTACGGAAGTGTACCGGAACAAGTCCAGACCAAACTCCTGGCTTGGTATCTTGAGAGAGAAGTTACTCCCAGGAAGGTGAAGAAGCAGGTGGCTGTCGCTAATCCAAAGGTCAGCCAACTGAAGAAGAAGGTGCTATAATGGGCACAACACCGCGCAATGGTATCGAGGTACATCACCTCATGCCGAGCGAGATGGAAGCAGTCGATACCCTATTCGAACTCTGTGATGCAGAATTCAATAGCAGAAAAGATGTACATGAAAGTTTCAAGAAAGAAACAAGTTCAAAGAAGTGGTCGGCGCAATTTCTCTTTTGGGAAGTTAGAAAGATTGCTGCTCGCGAAGACATCATCTGTTCCGCGCATATTGCACGGATCATTTCAGATGAAATAGCGTGTATTTGGCACGGACAACACGAATTACAATAAGGATAACAAATGGCTGAAGAAAACGTAAATGGACAAATTCTTGTCGAGTTGAGAGAGATGAACCGCCTATTGGGCGAGAGTGCTAAATCGGCCGAGGCTGCTGATTGGAAGCTATGGATCATCATGAATGGATTATGTGATGCATTGATAACTCAGGGCATTCTTATGGATGATCCGCGAAAAACCGAAGAAAAATGAAGACTCTGGGCCGGTAGCTTAGAGTCCTAAAGCAGCGGGCTTCGTGTAAATAAGATAAATACATGTATGAAATGCCTGTATTGTGAAAAATCATTTGGTCGTAAAAATGGACATACCCTGCACCAGAAGGCATGTGAATTAAATCCTAATCGTGTATCAGGAAAGAATCAATGGTCGAATGGGACCTACGAGATTAGTGATGATACACGAAAGAAGTTTTCAGATGCCAATTACAGAAGAGACTCTATCTGGAACGAAGAAACAAAAAAGGCTCAATCTGTTCGGATGAAGCTTGTAGTTGACCAACATCCAGAATCATATACAAGCAGCAATAGAGGGAGGACGAAACAGATAATCTATAATGGAATAAAGTTTCAAGGGCAGTGGGAGTTAGATTTCTATAAATGGTGCGAATCCAAAAATATAGATATTGAAAGATCTACAGAATGGTTTGAATATAACTGGAATGGAATAAGAAAATATAATCCAGATTTTTATATACCATCTCTGGACTTATATGTAGAAATAAAAGGATACGAGACTGATAGAGATAGAGCAAAATGGTTGCAGTTTCCAAAAAAGTTGCGTATAATAAAACAAAAAGAAATAACAGAGATCAGAAAAGGATGCTTTGTTGGCCTCTAGCATAATGGTTAGTGCCGCAAACTCATAATTTGTACGGTTCCAGTTCGAGTCTGGAGGGGCCAACAAAGTGTCTTTTAGAAAAGGTCTGTAAGTCGGGTGGCGCTGCAGGACAGACAGTGGAGTAATATACGAATCGGTGAATATCTGAGCGTGACTATTCTCTCGACTGCCATCTATTCTGTTGACTATTTTTCCTAATGCTCTTATAATAAGAGCATGAGACGATTACTTCTATCACTTGCATTTATACCCATTATGGTACACGAAGGTGTTCCAGTGATGTGTTATCGTGGATTGGTGAAGGCTGCACCAAAGGTAGATCCAAAGCAGGAAAAGTGTTTGGCTACAGCCATATATGGTGAAGCTCGCGGGGAGGCAGAGAAGGGTATGGTGGCAGTGGCCTATACTGCTGTGAATCGTGCTGTAAATAGGACGGTTTGTGGGGTAGTATTAGCCCCTAAGCAATACAGTATCTTCAATGACAACCCTGCGCTGAAGGCTGCCGCAATGAGTCCGCACCTAGAACCAAGGCAAAAGAACATAATAGATAAGGCAAGCTGGGAACAGGCAAAGCATGTAGCAAGGATGGTATTGACTGGGTCTATATCGGATCCTACGATGGGATCAACACATTATTTGGCAGATAAGGTAATGCGACAAAAAGGATATATCTATCCAAGATGGTCCAAGGAATATATCCAGGTTGCTGTCATCGGCGGGCATCGATTCTTTAAGATCAATGCTAAATCGACGATAAATAAAGCATGAATTATACAAATCACTACGAAAAACTAATATTTCGTGGACAGAATAGAGAATCGCTAGAAGGTATTTATTATGAAAAACATCATGTGATACCGAGGTGTATGGGTGGATCCGATAACAAGGAAAACCTAGTGAAACTAACCCCAGAAGAACATTATGTGGCACATCAACTGCTGGTAAAAATTCATCCAACCAATTATAAATTAGTAACCGCGGCATTTTGTATGACATTTGATAAAGATGGTAAAAGATCAAACAATAAGTTATATGGATGGCTTCGCCGTGAATATAGCATAGCGAAAAGTATTTCAATGAAGTTATTCTGGGAAGAGAAAACAGAAGAAGAAAGAAAAATATTTAGTGAAAAGATGTCGATGAGTTTTGCCAATAAGTCGGAAGACGAAAAGATAGCAAGAATGATAAAAATAATGAATACTAAGAATAGTATTCCAGAAGAAGATAGATTAGAAAACTTAAAAAGACAATCCGAAGGTGTCTCGAAACAATATGCGGAGAGAAGTGAGGAAGATAAACAAGCAAGAGGTGAAAAGATAAAAGTCTCCCACTCTAAAAGAACTCCCGAAGAAAAACAACAAAGGATAGACAGAAGATTAGCCACTACTGCTGCCAAATCACCAGAAGAACGGGCTGCATCTCTTGTTAAAAGAACAGCATCTCGTAGAAATAAATCTCCTGAAGAATTAGCAGCATTCAGCGAAAAATTATCAACCTCAATAAAACAATCTTGGATTAAAAGGCGACTAGACAAAGAGGGAAAGATTTAGTATAATATATACTTGTTAGAGAATAATGCCCCGGTGATGTAAAGGTAGCCATAAGGGATTTAAAATCCCTCGCGTAATTGCGTGCCGGTTCGAGTCCGGCTCGGGGCACCATATATAGATACACAGGAGTAAACTATGAGTAAAGAAGTTGATTGGGGTAGCGTATCAGTCGAAGGCAATATGGAAGATGGATTCTATGCTTTCGAGGGTTGCTGGGATGACGGACTCGATATGACAGAAGAAGAATTAGATGATCTGGATCCTAGCAAGCTGTATGATATCGGGTATGATAACCTGGTAGCAGCAGCTGAAGCTACTTTCGAAGGTGATCGGTAGTATTAAATATGCTTGAAGCATCCTTAAAGAATTATGTTGATACTCCATACTCAAGAGTTCGTCGTGGACCCGAGTGCTACGAAGAGTCGAGCATAATTACTATAAGAGAAATTGACCGGCTTGTAGCAGCATACCATCTCGGTGGTGGCCCACAAACACTCAGGCTGATGCGTGATGCAATTGATCATTGGCTAAGAAGATATCACGGATATAGGGTGCAAGCAAGCATTGGAGCACACTATAAAGAAGTGGGTGTTGATGCTAAAGTCTGTATCTTTGAGCATGTCATACCTGCCAGTAAAGCACGTGATCTTCTTATTAAAGGGGTATTCGATGCTAAACAGGCAATGAATATTCCTACCTGTCTAATCAGTAAATCAAATGATGCTTTACTAAGGAAGAATGGTCTTACATCTTCTACACCTGATTACTGGAATTTTTTTAAGAGATATAGTGTGCTGAATATTAAATTGCAGACGCATGATAATGTTGATATTGATCAAGAGAATTGGAATTTAGAAGATCATTTTGATTATTTTAAGTTCGAATAGATATCAATAATCCAAATTTGAGATAGACGGTAGGATAGAGTCCCAAGTAGTCCCGACTGATCGGATTTTTCAGGCGAAAATGATCGTAGACTCTCTTATTCGAGACAAACCCGAAAGGGTTCTCAAATACTTTTTAGAGGTGTGAAGGTAGGTGATCCGAGAGGATTAAAGGGCGTCTGCGAAAGCATCCTATAACCCGTAAAAACCAAAGCACAGGCAGTGGCTGATATGTCGGAAAATAGATCACTATCGGGCGCGACTGCTATTCTTTCTTTAGGAGTTCATGTAAGGACTTGTTCATTTCCTTGATTTCAGCGAACTGATCGATGAGCATCTTGTGATCTTGGATTGCTCGTCTTTCAGATTTTCTACTTTGAACATCTTGCCCAACCATAATAACAGATAGCAATACAAGCTGCAGAAATGTTTGTGCTATCCACGATATTAAAGCTGCGGTGCCAAGGTGCATGGCAGCTGGTAGGCTTATAAGTGCTAAGGCAGCGAAAGCATATGCACACCACATGGTGCTCACTGCACTGGTTAGCATGACGGCGACTTTGTTGTTGAAGGTAGATAGTTTCATAATGTCTTATTTATTTCCATTTGACTATCTTTAATACTCTGCTATAATGTAGCATGACACAAAGATACCTACGCTTCGAAGTTGTTCCAATCGGCGAAATCTTACCAGATGTAAGGGCACACTGGAATGAAGGGCGAGCCCGTGTGCAACGCCCGGACGGTAGATGGGTGGGTGTTTCTTCTCTGCGGATGCGTACATTTGCTCGTGCTGGCATGAGTGCTGCCGGAATGAAATGTGTATGCTGTGGATTGGAAGCAACATTCTTCGCAGTGGAACAATCGCCTGGGCAGGATAGCTATCACCTCAATCTATATGGTGTGCGTGATGGTGAGGAGATCCTATTCACCCATGATCATAAACTTGCAAGAGCATTGGGTGGAGCAGATGATCTATCCAATTCTCAACTTATGTGCTCGCCTTGTAATGGACAGAAAAGCAAGGCTGAAGGTAAAGAAGTTCTTCGGCTTAGAAAACTAAAAGAGAAACAGAATGCAGAAACTAATGACTAAATTCACTTTCTATGTGCATACAGATGCAAGAGGTTATCTACACCTTGTAGTAACCCGATTGACTGATGGTGCAACAAAGTATTTCTTCCAGGCACACGGTACAGCGGAAGGGATGACCTACTTTATGTGTTCAATGACGGATGAGCTAATCGATGGATATTATCCAAAGGCTGGCAAGAAAGGATCCGAAGTGGATAACTGGGCATTCCTTGGTGATAATCCTGGAAGAGCAGAAGCTGAAGCCAAAGCTGCTAATTTGGCTGGACCTGACTTGACTCATTACAGATTAACGCATAAAATATAAACATGGCAACACTAACTAAAGAGGAAATCGCAATCGCTCGCCGCAAGAAGCAGGGAGAGCGCAAAGCTGAAGAAGAAAGAATGCGTGCCGAATACGAAGTGCAAAAGCAAGAGCATCTTGTTATGTATAAGGCGAGCGTGCCGAAGCGGTTGATGGAAGCACAAGCACTGGCAGCGTGGCTGGGCATCGCAGTTCATGTGTCGCTTACTGCTACGGGTCCGTCGGTAAGGTTTGAAGAAGAGAATCATCACGATAAACTCTACATCGATGAAACCATTACTTACGAAACCGAAGAATGGGAACTCGAGTCGTTGGAATCTACATTGGCTTCATTAAAGGCGAAGCGTGATGCGTATGATGCTCGTCGCATTATTGCACAAGGTGCCTGGAGTAAGATGAGTGAAGAAGAACGGGCTGCTATCAAAGAACACATTCACTGGATGAGATAATGACACCAAAATACCGAGTCCGTTATACGGAATATGAGCGTGGGTGGGGTAGTCGTCCCGATGGTTTCAAAGATCACGATACTCTTGTTGAAGCACAAGAGCACACCAAAGCATTCAACGCACAAAATACAGCAAAATCGGCACCCGATTGGTATATGATCGCTGCGGATCCTGTACTTGTTGACGCAGATGCAGTAAAATACTAACATGACACACAAACTCCTTACTGAAATCGCATCCGACAATGGCAAACTGTTCAAACAGGGTGTCATTGCTCGTGAAGCACAAGCTGGCAACACCGAGTTCTTCGCTGGCCTGCGTTATGCGCTGGACAACATCGACACCTTTGGTGTGAAGAAGGTTCCGGTTCGTACTGGACCCGATGGTCCTGGATTGGCGTTTAAGCCCTTCACCGTCCTTGCCAATGCGTTGATTAAGCGTGAATCCACTGGTGGCAATGCTGCGGCACTTATCGAATTCTATATGGATAAGGCAACCAACGAAGAATGGAATGGTTGGTATCGCAAGATCCTTATCAAAGACTTGGGTTCTGGATTCAGTGAGTCCACTGTGAACAAGGCTGTTAAAGGAACCAACAAAGGGTACGAAATACCTGTCACTCCATATATGCGGTGTAGCCTTCCCGAAGGTTCCAACATGGAAGAGTGGGACTATTCTGAAGGCGTGTATTCACAAATCAAGGCAGACGGAATGTTTGCTTATGTAAATGTTAGCAAGGATGGTTTCGTCCAAATCACTTCGCGTGGCGGCACAGTAATGCCGCAGGATGTGCTTGGCATTGAAGTTGCTGCGGCTGCTACGCTGAAGCATGGAACGAGCACACATGGCGAACTCACTATCTATCGCAATGGTGTGATGTTGGAACGCCAGATTGGAAATGGGATTTTGAATTCTGTTTCCAAAGGTGGGTCGCTCGGTGAAGGTGAGATTGTCGTTTTTGATTGTTGGGATCAGATTCCGTTGGAAGCTTTTGTTCCAAAGGGCAAATACAATGTTCCATATCACGAACGGTATGGCCATCTCAATCTCCAACTGCTGGCAAAAGAATCTGATCAGCTTAAAATGATTGAAACAAAGATTGTCTATAGTCCCGATGAAGCATTGGCACACTATCGTGATGCTCGCCAGCGTAAGTTGGAAGGCACGGTATGTAAAAGCCGCAATGCTATCTGGAAGGATGGCACGAGCAAGGATCAAGTCAAACAGAAGGAAGTGATTGATGTCGAGCTTGAAGTTGTAGGTTTTACCGCCGGTAAAAACAAGTTTGCCCACTTGTTTGGCTCGCTCACTTGTCAGAGTAGCTGCGGCCTGCTTGAGGTCAACGCTTCAGGCATTCCAGATGACTTGCGGAATGAAATACACAACAATCGCCCTGAGTGGATGAACAAGATTGTCACCATCCGCTCAAATGGTATTATGTATTCCACTAAGGCTGGTAAGAAGCACTCGCTGTTTCTGCCGCGTTTGATTGAGGCACGGGACGACAAAACGGTTGCTGATAGTTTCGCACAGATTGAAGCTCAGTTTGCTGCTGCCATTGAGACAGAAAAGGTTGAGGTAGAGTTGACAGAGTAAGTTGTAGAGTATATAATACATACACAGAGAGGGAATTTATAGAAGCAAGCCGACAAGGATCTTTACACCCTGCAAGGTGACCGGTCCAAGTCTTGTTGCAGCTAGAGAGCACGTCTTATATACGGTAGTCTTTCGGCTTGTTTCTATAAATTTCTGTCTTGGTAAGGAGACTGCATCTGCTTACCGAAATGGCTGACGCTGGTATTCTTTTATAATTCCAGTTTGGAGTTTCGAGTCTCCTTAGAAATTTTTGATTACGCCTTTGAAATGGGGATGCATTGAATGTGATATTGTCATCGGGTCCTGCAAGCATGCCTTCGTGACCATTCAATGTTCGGTTCAAGACCGAAGCGAAGGCAGCTAAATAAAAGTCTATCGAAAGATATATCTGTGTCCCACCCAAGAAGCACAGAGAAACTATGCGGGCATGTCAGTGGAAGGCTGGTAGGTACACAACTGATGAGCTCGGAAGAGCGAGTGATGATAAATAGTTTATATGAACTATCAACAAATCTATGATAAATTAATAAATCGAGCAAAGAATCGAATAATTCCCGAACAATTCGAGAGACATCACATAATTCCCGATCATTTTTTTATAAAACGGTCAAGAAAGGGAAAACCAGGGTGGCTAACTGGTGACCCAAATGATAAAAATAATATAGTGTGCCTTACGCCGGAAGAACATTATGTAGCTCATCAATTATTGGTGAAAATATACCCTGATGCTAAATCTTTAATATTTGCGTTGGTGCAACTATCTGGTAAAGGTAGGATCCATAATAATAAAATGTATGGATGGATTAGACGTAAAAATATCGCGGTCATGTCTGAATTGAAAAGAAATATGACATCTGAAGAAAGAGAATCGGTAAACGAAAAGACGAAATGCTCCAGAGCTCAGTGGACTGTTGAGGAACGAGAATCACTATCCCTAAAGC